CGTCCTGACGGCGACGGGGACCGGGTTGAGGACCGAGTTCTACGGCGAGGACGGGCAGGTGTTCGCCGAGACGTTCAGCTCGTACGACCGGCTGGTGCTCGACGCCCTCGGCGATATCTAGGGGTCCCCGCCCTCGGTTTGGATCTATCCGATGGCGCCCGCGAAAAAAAAAAAAAAACGCTTTGGGGGTTGCGGCGGGGGGCCGGGATCCTCAGCCCGCCCGGGGCCGCTTGGATCTACCCGAGTGGCGGTGGCGTCGTCCGTCGCACGCTCCACCAAGGAATGTGGAAAGGCGCCGCGCCGTCCGTGAAATTTGGTCGTGCTCCCTGACCGTCATCACCCGCCAGCCCGCCCTGCGGAGCCTGCGCTCGTCCCTGGCGTCCCTGCGGCGGTTGGCCTCTATCTTCCGCAGCCACCACGCCCTGTTCCGCTTTGGGGCCCTGAAGCACCTCGGGCACCCGTGCCAGAAGCACCCGTGGACGAATATGACGGCCCGCTCCTCGGGCAGCACGAAGTCGGGCGTGCCCGGCATCCCCCTCAGGTTCGACCTGTAGCGGATCCCCGAGGCCCTCAGGAGCGAGGCGACGGCCCGCTCGGGCCGCGTGCCCCTCGTCCTCACCAGGCGCATCCTGGCGCTCGTAGCGGGGTCGGTCGGCGGGCTAGTCAGACGGCGCCTCTACCCAGGCGTCCGCCGTCGCGTCGGGGATGAACAGCCTGAGCTGGTCGCCGACCCTCTTCAGCCTCCACGACCACCGGCAGCACGGCTTGTCGTCGTCGCCCGGCTCGGGCGTGTGCAGCCTGAGGCCGAACTTCGCCGTGGCGTTGGGCAGGGCCGAGTAGATGAGCATGGTGCAGTCGTGGCACAGCGCGACGTAGCCGTCGACGTAGTCCTCGCCCGAGGCGAACTGGCCGCACAGGTCGTTGAACTCGTCGTAGCCGCCCGAGAAGTCGAGGCAGATCCCGTTGACCACCTGCTTGTACGACGACTCGTCCCTGCGGGAGTCCTCGTTGAAGAGCCTGACGGGCTTGCCGCACTCGTCGCAGCGCTGGCCGAAGACGCTGACGGGCGGGAGGAGCCCGCCATCCGCCCTGCCCGCTGGGGTCGCCGTTCCGTCCGTCGTCACGCCCCAAAACTAGGGCGGTTTCCCCGGGCGCGCAATCCCTAAGGGGTTGGCATCCCCGGGAATCCCGGGTAGGGTGTATTCAAATAGTTATCACGAAAGGAATGAATAGTGACTAGGAAAAAAGAAAAGACCGAATATGAAAAGATTCTCGCCTCGGGCGTCAGCAAGCGCGGGCGCAGGCCGCTCCCGCCGGACGAGAAGGCCGAGCGCCTCGCCGAGCAGAGGATGAAGAACCGCATGAGGGCCGAGGCGCGCCGACGCTCGCTGATAGTCCTCGCGCACCGTCACGCTGCGGAGTTCTCGAAGCTGTACAAGAGCGAGTACAAGGCCCTCGAGTCCGCCCGGTAGCCGTCAGGCGTCGGTGAGGATCACGCCGTCCTTCGTCTTGCGCGGGGGAGGCATCGTCTCCCTGACGAGCACCCTCTTCACCCAGCGGTCCGTCCCGTCGTAGCGGGCCTTGAAGGAGTTACGGCCGTGGACCGTCGTCCTGTTGTTGATCACGAGTATGTCCCCCGCGTCGAGGACGACCTTGCGCGTGCGCTTCTTGATGGCGCCCCCTAGCTTGCCGAACGCCTTCGCGGCGTGGTCGGTGAGGGGCCTCATCAGGTCGGCGTCGTAGGTCAGCACCCAGTCCCCCGAGCCGACCAGCGGGCGCACGATGTACTCCTTGTCGGGCTCGCCCTTGGTCCTGAAGCTCTTGTCGACCGTCGTCATGAAGTCGGGCTGCCTGAGCTCCCACAGGGAGCCCTCGTCCAGCTCGTACAGGATGTCGTCGAGCGTGGCGAACGTGGTCGCCGCCCTCTTGTCGCCCCTCACGCAGGCGAGCAGGATCCAGTCGGGCTTGTAGGGGTGGAACGCGGCCTCGGTGTGCATCTGGAGGACGACGGCCGACGAGGACGAGATCTGGGACCTCGCCTCCTTGCGGTCCGGGAAGATGTTCTGCACCATGGCGCCGTCGCGCTCCCTGTCGTAGCCGACGGGCGTGCCGTACTTCTTGGCGTAGTCGAGCAGGAAATCGTCGAGCTCGGGCAGGAAGTCGCCCTCCTTGTACCGCTTGCCCTTCTCGTTCGGCGTCCTGACGCCGGCGATCAGATCGAGGGGCACGGCGTTGCGGATGTGCACCACCTGGGGCGGGAACTTCCGTATCAACTGGTTGTATGCCAAGGTATTCCTCCGTGCTCGCCGACAACACTAACAACAGGCGCGGCGACGCCCGGGAACCCGCGCCCCCGCCCCGCGTCGGGGGCGCGCTAGTTTCTTGCCATGGCATGGTCTGACGTCGACTACAGGAGGGCCTTCGCGGACGGGCACTCCCGCAACGAGTACGTGGCGGGCCTGATCCGCGGCAGGGGCCTCTGGGCCGACTGCCCCCCGCTCCGCTTCGCGCGGACGAAGAACGAGATCTCCGATTTCACGCACGGGGAGAAGGACGTCGTGACGAGGGCCGGGACCGTCGAGGTCAAGGGCCAGGGCAAGCACTTCACGGACGACCCCTTGTCGTTCCCGTACGCGACGATGATCGTGGACACGGTGGGCAGCTGGGAGGGCAAGACCGAGAAGCCGATCGCGTACGTGCTGGTGTGCATGGCGAACAGCAAGTGCCTGGTCATACCCGGCTCGACGAGGCCGCAGTGGGAGCCCCGCCGCCTGTTCGACCACAAGAAGGAGATCTACGACGATTTTTACGTGGCGCCGAAGTCGTGCCTCAGGAGCATGGACGATTTCCTGGCGTTCCTTGAGCGCAGGGAGAGGGAATGGGACGCCTTCACGGGTCAGCACAAGGGCCTGTAGCTCAGTGGTCAGAGCAGGGCACTCATAATGCCTTGGCCGTGGGTTCGAACCCCACCAGGCCCACGATGAACTCGAGACTCCGTGAACCGGTTGACGTGAGATAATCGTCCCATGCCAGAGAGTAAGGCGCTGACCCGGGAGTTTCTCAGCGAGAGGGACAGCAAGATAATGAAGCTGAGGCAGGCGGGCCTCGCGCTGTCCGAGATCGGCAAGCGGTTCAACATGACCCCGCGCGGGGTGGCGACCCGGATTCGCAAGGTGCTGGAGGATATGAACTCGGAGGCGCTGATGGCCTACCCCGAGCTGCTCCGAATGGAGCTGGAGCGCCTTGACGCCCTTCAGTCCGCCATATGGCCCATGACCCAGCATCGCAAGGTGACCGCTGACGACGGCCAGGAGATCCAGCTCGAGCCCGACGTCAAGGCGATACAGCAGGTGCTCGGCATCATGGACCGCAGGGCGCGGCTCCTCGGCATGGAGAGGACCAACATTGCGATTCAGATGGAGACGAACTCGACGGTGAACGTGCGGGCGACCCTCGCCGGTGCGGAGCCCGTCGCCGAGTTCAGGGTCGGAACGGCCGAGGCCGAGGCGAAGCAGCTTCTCGAGCTGATGGGGAGGAGCGGGGCGTTGCCGCTGTCGACGGTCAACGAGATTCTCGGGCAGTCCGAAGTGATTGAGGCGGAGGTTGTCGAAAAGGAGGACGCTGAGAGCCTAGAATCCAACCCATGACATCGGACGCCCACGACAACCTCGGCGCGGCGATGGATGCGGTCATGAGGAGCGAGCCGCTCACGCGGAGAACCAACACGAACAGCAAGCCGGGGACCCCGGCCACGAAGCAGTTCCTTATGAGGATGACCCCGGACGAGCACGAATCGTGGAGGGTGTTTGCGGAGTCGCTCGGTGTCTCCATGGCCGAGATGGTAAGGGACGCCGTGCGCGACGCCATTTCGAAGCGGCAGGGGAGTAATCAGTCCTGTGACAGGACAGATTGCTCCATCGTCACCTACTCGTGGGGCGTCACCACTTGCCAGACCTGCAACAAGACCTGGAGATAGGCGCGCCTCTAGCCGACGCTTCTCTGCGAGAGGTACTCCTCGATGTTGATGTTCGCCCGGCTGGCCGCTCCTTCGAGGACCTGCCTCCACCGCTCGTCTAAGCGGTCCGCGTAGTCGGATAGCTCCAAGACCATCTTCTTCGCCAGCCCCTTCTCGCAGAATTGGGCGAACGTGTCGGCGAACTTGTCGCTGTCCGTGGCGCAGTGGATGTCGTTCAACAGGAACGGGTGGTGGAACCTCGCGAAGGCGGCGTCCTTCATCGGCGTGATCGTGCTGTAGGGGGAAGTCGAGGCCGAGGCGAACGCCGTCTGCTCGTCGTTCTTCTCCTCGCGTTTCTGCTTCTTTTTGCTCGGACCGGCCATCACGAGATGTTACAACGCCCGGGCTAGAAGGTGGTGATAGCCCCGTTTGTGGCCTCCGAGAGCCAGCTCCTCGCCTTGATTTCGCACGAGGAACCCTTGGTTTCGTGGACCCTCTCGGTTCCGTCGGGCAGCGTCAGGGTCAGTCTCCTGACCTGGTCCTTGTACCTGACTCCGTTCTGGCGGATGTCGCCCTTCTCTATTCTGCAGACGTAGCCGCTGGCCTCGACCTTGGTGGCAAACGAGGAGAGCTCAATCTCGAGCTTCACTCGGTGGTGTTTCCCATGTTCACCAAGGTAGCGCGCCGAGGGCCGCCCCGTAAAAATTCTTGGGTCTCACGAAAAGGCGACTATGTCTGACGCCGTGGTGCCGGTCAGTTTGACTTTTTTTATGCGTATCGGGAGCCAGGTGCTTGCCACAACGCCCGTCAGGGTGACTTCGGCGCCACCCTGCATGACGATGACGAGGTTCCCGCCAGTGCCTACGTAGATTGCGCGGGAGACGTTGGTCAGCTCGTTGGTGTTGTGGGGGGTGACTGCTTCGGCGCGGGTGAGCGACGAGACCCTGGAAAGATGTTGGAAGCCATCTACTGCCGGCATTGGTTTTTCTCATTCCTGATTCTGGCAACTGGTGCCAGTCACATTATCTCACAAACTGCGTCACTTCGGCGGGGATCCTCGCCGGTAGGCGATGCGCATGTAAAATTTGGCCATGTCGGATATTTTTAGAGACCCGAACCTCAGTTGGCGGCCGATCGATCACCGCCGTGACGACGAGGGCGGGCCGTACCTTCGCGCCGACAGGGAGCCGTGCATCATCTGCGGGCACCCGACGGGCGACTGCGGGGGTGCTTCGGATAGCCGGCCGACGATCGCATTCGCTGGCGAGAGCACCACGCCCGAATCACTGAGGCCGTCGGTGAAGATTCTTGTTGAGGAGGACGTATTCGAGGAGAGGCAGATAACTCCGTTTACTAAAATCACCGTGCGACTCGCCAAGAAGGGTTCGTACGTGACTTTTGAGAAGGCAAAAAAACTGGGCATTATCCGAGATTGACGGCGGCACCTACGTCGCTCGATGTATTATCTTCTATTCCGCTAACGGGGGTTTGAATGTCGTTGTCAAAAGAGTTCTTGTCTGCATACGCCTCAAAAAGGGCGCCGTGGGGTTTCGGTGGTTTGGGCGAGATCGTCTACCTCCGCACCTACAGCAGGAGGGTCGAAGACGACTCGCGGAACGAGACGTGGGTTGAGACCTGTGCTCGCACCGTCAACGGCGCGCTCGAGATAGGCGCGCAGCTCAGCGACGCTGAGGCCGAGAAACTATTCGATCACATGTTCAACCTCCGCTGTCTGCCAGCAGGCCGGGCGCTGTGGCAGCTCGGGACGCCCCTCGTGAAGGAGTTCAGCGGCACGTCGCTGAACAACTGCTACTTCACGAACATCGAAACAGTCGAGGATTTCGAGCTGCTGTTCGACTACCTCATGCTCGGCGGCGGGGTGGGATTTTCCGTCGAGCGGTCCAAGATTCACGACCTTCCGAAGGTGAAACCCGGGGTGACGATCACCCACGAGCGCACGAACGACGCAGACATAATTGTCCCTGACAGCAGGAGCGGTTGGCGCCGCCTGCTTCACAGTTCGCTGAAATCGTTTTTCGAAACGGGGAAATCCTTCACCTACTCAACGATTCTCATTCGCCAGTTCGGCGCGCCGCTGAAGACCTTCGGCGGCACCGCGTCGGGTCCGCAGGCCCTGATAGACGGCGTGGAGGACATATGCAAGGTGATGCAGAATCGGGAGGGCAAGAAGCTGAGGTCAATCGACGTTCTCGACATCTGCAACATAATTGGCCGGATCGTGGTGTCCGGTTCCTCGCGACGTTCGGCCCAGATCGCCATCGGGGACCCCGACGACGTGCTGTTCCTCAGGGCGAAGAACTGGTCGTCGGGATCCGTCCCAGCGTGGAGGGCGAACTCGAACAACAGCATTTATGCCGACTCCTTTGACGAGATCCTCCCCGAGCTGTGGAAGGGTTACGACGGCTCGGGCGAGCCGTACGGTCTCGTGAACAGGAAACTTGCGCGGACCTTCGGTCGCCTCGGCGAAAAGAAGTCGGACCCCACGATCGAGGGTTTCAACCCCTGCGCCGAGATCGGTCTTGCCGACGGCGAATCCTGCAACCTCGCCACGATATTCCTACCGAACATCGGTTCTCTCGGCCAGTTCAAGGAGATCTCGGAACTGCTCTACAGGGTCCAGAAGCAGGTGACGAGAATGTCCTACCCCTACCAGAAGACGGCGGACGTGGTGAAGAAAAACGCCCGGCTCGGCCAGAACGTCACGGGGATCCTGCAGGCCACGGACGAGCAGATTTCCTGGCTCTCGCCCGCCTACGAGCACCTCAGGGACTACGACGAGAAGTTTTCCAAGGACAACGGCCTGCCCGTATCGGTCAGGCTGACCACGGTGCAACCCTCGGGCACCCTATCGCTGCTTCCCGGCGTGACGCCGGGCGTCCACCCCGCCTACGCCCGTTACTACATCCGAAGGGTGAGATTCGGCGCCGCCGACCCACTTGTCGACCTCTGTCGCAAGCGCGGATACAGGGTGCAGTGGGACATCGGAATTGACGGCAGGGAAGACCACCATCGCCATGTCGTGGATTTCCCCTGCAAGTCGCCCGAGAACGCCGTTTTGGCGTCAGAAATGACTGCGATCCAGCAGCTTGAGTGGGTCAAGAGAATGCAGAAGGTATGGGCCGACAACGCCGTCTCGGTCACCGTTTATTACAGGAAGGAAGAGCTGGACGGGATAAAGGATTGGCTGGCCGAGAACTACGACCAGGGCGTCAAGTCCGTGTCGTTCCTGCTCCACAGCGACCACAACTTCCCGTTGCCGCCCTACGAGGAGATCGACGCCGAGCAGTACGAGAAGCTGCGCGACAAACTGGATTTCTCCGTGGTTATGCAGAATGCGGGCACCGGCGATCTTGCCCTTGAAGATTGCTCCACCGGGGCCTGTCCGGTCAAATAAATCTTGAAAAAATTTTAATTTGGCTCAAAATAGCCTTCATATGACCGCTATGATCGTCTCTAAGCATTGTTGTCACCGCATCCTTGGTTATACTTGATGGTATGACTTATCAAAGGATGAGCATCTAGAAGCGACTGAAGCTGGCTCCCTGGAAGCCATGTCGTCGCCGTCCCATTCCCTAACCGAGGAGAAGTTGGTTGAATCGTCTGACAAAGGTTCTTGCCTCCATAATCGTCATCTTGGTGAACCTCTTCGTGGGCATAGCAACCATGTCTTTGGCGGCACCTCTTTCGTTCCCGGGCGAGCTGCATGGGCTTGCGAGGGCGATGCCCGAATTCTCTGAGAGGCCCGAAAAAGACCGGTTCGAGGCCATGCGACCAGAACCTCGAGGCGAGGATGCCAACCGCATCCAATTCGAGAACATCACCTTCGCGCACGGCGACGTCTCTTGGCTCCCCGGCCTCGCAGCGAGGGCGGGCTGGCCCCCCGAAACCCACGAACGACTGGCCGAGATAGTCCAGAGGGAATCGGGTGGATGCCCGAACCGCAAGGGGGGCGACGTCGTCAACAAGAACTGTGTCATCACGGGCGTCTCCGAGTGGAACCACCGGTCCGACACGGGCCTGCTCCAGATCAACGGCGTCAATTACAACACCAAGAGGAATAAATGGGCGCGGGTCTGCCTTGATCTCGGGATATGCGAACAAGAGCCATTGTTGAATCCCTTGACAAACCTCAAAGCGGGGTATCTGCTCTACCAGTACTCGGGCTGGGGACCATGGGATCCGTGCACCTGGGGCCCTGAATTCGCCCACCGCTGCAAAAAGAAGGGCTAGGGGTTCTCGCAAAGCCTTGCGATGTCGGTGGCCGACAGGAAGACCGTCGCACCCGATACAAGCATGTTCTCGTCTTGCTCCACGAAGACGCTCACGTCGTCGGGGCGTATGCCCAGCATGTCGGCGATTCTTGACTTAATCCTCTCGATGTTGCGTTCCGACGATGAAAACAACACTTCTATGGGGTCGGGGGTCAGCTCTATCTCGGTGATCGCCTCGTACCCGACCCCCATCCTGACGAGGTTCCGGGTCTGCTGCCCGAAATCCTCGGCCATCACGCACTTGGCGCAGGCGACCACGGCGGTTTTCGCCGGCCTTTTTCTCTCCTCTATGTGGCCGCATTCGAGGGCATGGAGGTAGACGACGGAACCCCACTTGCCAGTGCGGGTGATCTCGAGGACCTTTCGCTGGGGGGCCTTCTTCTTGTTGACTTTCATCCGAGAATTTCGCCCTGCCGGGGTCCCCGATTTAGTGGGTCTTCGTTGGGGAAAAAATCGCCTTGACCGTGGCGAGGCCGAACAGGAACGCCGCCGATCCAACATAGGAATTGAACCATGAAAGGCTCATCTCGGCGTCAGTCTCGGCTCGGATGACCCAGGCGATGACCTGAAGGCAGACCGTGAGGGAGCCAGAAGAGACGGCTAGACCCGACACGAATTTGATCACGCCGAGACCTCCTGATTTTTGACGATTTGGTGCACCCGTTGCCTCGATATGTTCCATTCCATCGCAATCGATTGTAGGCTTCGCCCGCCCCTCCTGGCAACCGCAATCTTCGCATCGCGGGCGGGATTCCCCCTTGGGCCTGGCTTTCGGGCGTCCCAAGTCCACCACGGGATTCTCTCCAATTCTGACCTTCGAGCCGGCGAAAGCCTGCCCGTCCTCCCCCTCAACCGTATGTAACCGACCCAGTTCCCGAGTTTTAGCGGCGACCCGTTGACCTGCGTCCTGAAGTCGGCGGGCACGGCCGTGTGCCCGTTGAGTTGAGCGTATTCTTTGAGAGCTAATAAGTATTTCTTCCATTTGATCTCCGACTTGTTCATAATTCGAAGATTAGTTGACGTCTAGCCCTCGGATTGCAACTCCGCTTTCTGGCTGTTCGCCCACGCCGCGAAAAACTCGTCCGTCGTGGGGATAATCCAAACCTGGCATGTCGAGTAGTCCTTGGCGTCCCCGACAAGCGTCCACGCGATCTCCATTGTTCCGTCTATTGGGGCCACCCCCACGTTGCAGTCGAAGCCGTATTCCATCACGAAACGCTCGACCGCGCATTCGTCGTTCATCCGGCAGGCGGGGGATTCCTCGGCCCGGTGGGGGCAGTGGAAATCCACTATCTGCAAGGTGGACTTGTCGATCACGACGCGGAAGGAATGGCCGTCCTCGTGCCATTTCATCACTTGTTCAACCATTGAATCTCCAGATAAATTTGAAAAAGGAGGGTCTTTTTTGAGCGGTGCGAGCCACTCCAAGTCTAGTTTGGGGAAGAAAACCGCAGGGTAGGCAGGATTGTTGTAAAATTGACTCAGTTCCGTCTCTGCCACGGTTTGCCTCGTGGCTCGGGGCACGTCGCCCGCCGAGGTTCTATCTGACCCAAATGCCCCTTCGGCCACCACCCTGTAGTTCGGTCTCCTCGTCGTCTATGTACCTGTAGCCGTTTGGTCGCGGGTCGGGCTCGTCGTCCCACCAGGGGATCACGGATGTGTTGCCGTGGGCAAAGTCGGGGTTTCCCCGTAGGTGTATCTCGATCAACTTACCCCCGATGAACTCGCAGTTCAGTATTGCGTACCTCAGGGGTAGGTACCCGATGAATTGCGGCAATGGGAGGGAGTGCTCGACGACCTCCCATTTCGAGAAACGCCTAAAATTTACGGGGTGATGGGTGCCGACGACGGACAGGATCGGCTGGTACCGCCTGTAGTCAACGCTCAGGTGCTCGCCCTCGAAGATCTCGCACCAGAACTCGCCGGGGTGGAGTTCTCTCGTGCAGTGCTCAAGGCGCACGATCCTCGCCCCCTCCCCCATGCCCTCGATGTTCAACGTCGGCCTGACCATGTAGTCCCCCGCCTCAGGGACCGGCACACCGCGGGGCCCGCAAACGTGGCCCGCCATTCTTGCGACTATGAGCTTGTCAAATACCCAGAGATCCTCGCGCTCGCAACCGAGCCAGGCCGCAACCTCAGGCGAATGGTCCATAGATCACAGTTCAATGAATATGCACTCGCCGGGGCAGTCCTCGGCGGCTGAGACCACGTCATCAAGCCTTTCGTCGGCGAAGGATGCCGTGCCGGCGGCGCCTTCTGGGTTCCCTCGCGCTTTTGAAAATATTCTCCCATTCTCCTGAACGTACGCCAACCCATCCTCCAGCATGATGAATACATCGGGGGCGATTTCCGCGCACAGGCCATCTCCAGTACATAGGTCCTGGTCAATCCAGACTTTCATTTTCCCAAAATCGTCGACTGGCCACCTCGGGATCGTAGACGAAACCCTCCCTGTCCTCGGGGTCGTAGATGTTGGGCTCCTCGTCCATCGTCGGCGATTTTACTCCTCATCAGGGTCGTCGTTCAGCAGGTCCAGATCAGGGCCTTCATTCTTGTTTCGCCCGGTCGAGATCATGATGCCCGCGAGCGTCCCCGTGATGAAGGTGGCGACGCTGGACAGCACGCCGAAGAACATCTTGTCGTTCTCCGCCTGAGCCCCTATCGGCTGGGTCACGAAGACCAGCGCGTAGAGGACGCCCACGGTGGTGATGAAAAGCACGCCCCCCAGAATGCACCCGACCACGAACTTCAGTCGCGCGTCAAGTTCGTCGGCCGTGAGACGCGGGCGGTTGCTTGGTTTGTTCATCATGGCGTTGTTGTCTCCGTCGGGTCAAAGCCCAATAGTGTTTTCGTGCAGTTGCCGTCTACCTCGCAGATTGGTGGTTCGCACTCCTTGGCTCCCCAGTTCGCGGGGTCTTGACACGAGTAGCGGTAAGAACCGTCGTAACCGCAAGAAGCAACGAGGAGAGCAAGACCCAGCCCAAGACTAAGCCTTCTCATCGGCTTTCGCCTTTGCTTTTTTGTCTACCTTGTTGAAAACTTCGTTTATCTCCGCGTTGCTCAGCTTGCCGTCCTCAAGGAATGCCCTTGACAAACCCTCCACGACTACTGCAACCCCCGCAATTCCAGCCATGAAGACCGCCTTGAGCACGGGTACGCCCGCGATCGTGCCTGCGCCGATGACGCCGAGACCCGACGCCGCGAAGGTGGCGAGGATCCGTAAAAGGACGTTGATCAGCAAATCTTTATTTTTCATTTTTTAACCCTCTTTCGCGAGAAATTGTTGAGGTGGTCGTTCAGGTGCCCGTCAATCTTCTGCTCCACCACGGATATGTCGGAGTCGATGTCGGCGATGTCCGCCTTCAGGTCGCGCAGTTGCTCCTTGACGGCGCCGTGGTCGCGGACGTTTTCCCGGCGACCCTTCTCGACCAGGAGCATCAGCAACCCGAATGCCCCGGTGACAACGGCTGCCCATGTAGCGTCCATCGCAAAACTACTTCTTCCTGGATTTCTTCTGGGGTTTTGCCGACGAGTTCGGTTGCCCTGCGCCGATTGACTTGAGGAACTCCGCGTTGCGGACCTCCTTGACCGTGGACTCGCCCTGTGCGTATTTGCTCATAGCCCGATTTCCAAATCGTCAAGGACGCGCTTGCCCGCCTTCGGGCCCTCGCCGTACCCCTTGGACTTCTTGTAGGCGATGACCGCCGCTTCCGTCTTCGGCCCGAATTGACCATCGGCGGCGCCAACGTAAAACCCTCGCTCGGCCAGCTCCTCCTGTAGCTTCGTGACCCGCGGGCCGCTGTCGCCCGGGTCGAGATCGCCACCGTCGTCCTTGTGGGCGCTGATCGGCGGCGCCACCGCGAGATTCACCGATGGGGCCCCTGGAGACGTCATTGGGGCGCCGGAAGGTCTTTGCACGCCGTTTCGCGCCATCCAATCCGCCACGGCGACCGGGGGAACATCACCGTCTGTGTACCTCAGGTGCCAGGGTTCCTCTGGAACCACTTCCCATGAAAAACCGAACTTGCGAACGTTTGCGATCAGCCACTTGAGGCGCTTGGGCTCGCCCGCGGTGTGCACGTCGACGGCGAGGCCGGTGTTGTGCTGGGATGTGCCGGGTGCGGCGAGACTAGCAAGCTTCGGGTCTTTTTTGTACCACTTTTTGCCTTCGAAGGTCCTCGTGGAGTTGCCGTTTGGCTCGGTCGTATAGCGTTGCTTGAAGGCGGCTAGTTGCGACTCGAAGGTCCGGTACGTATCGCCGCTGCTGACCGGCTTGAGTTCCACGCCGTCCGCCTTGGCCGCTTCGACCATCGCCCCCCACGCGGCCGCGCAGAGCCAGTGAAGCTTGCCCCCGCCCGCTGCGGGCCGGAGCAGAGATTCTGGGAGTTTGCCTGGTTGCACGCCCTTCAGGTCGGCAGGCTGTTTGACCGGCACTATTATGTTCCATTCAACTTTCGACATGGTGCCTCCAAAGCACGCCCTCGTGGGGCACCAAAATTGTACATCAATAATAGTGCGCAAAAAAAATGCGCTTTTGCTAAATGGCTATTCGGGTTCTTTCATGTGGACATACATCGCCATGGAAAAAGCCACAAGGGAGGCGATACCTGCGACTTTTTGCAGGGTGCCCGAGAGGGTCAGATAAAGAATAATCGCACCGGAGATAGTCCAACCTGCGTTGAATATCCCCAGCAAGATTTTCTTGAAAAAAGCATTCCAATCCAACTTCTTAACTCCGTGCTCGTACTTAAATATGCGAATATTCTTGATCCATTCTACCCCGTCAGCCGCCAGCTCTCCGGCTGGTTCCTCCTCGTCGTCCTCCCTGCGCGCCGCGTCGTTCGTGCCGGTCGGGCCGGTCGGCCCCCCGCCGCTCGGTGCGGGCGAAGTCCCGGAGGCAGCACCGAGAGCCACCGTGCCAGTGACGACGCTCACAGCGATGACCGTTCGCCTCGAACCAACGTCTATCGCCGAGCCGATCGCAACATAGGTGTCAAACACGCCCGCGAAGACGTTGATCTCCTCCTCGAAGGCCTCCTTGACCTCGAGGGGCGCATCCTGAACCGCCCCGACGATAGCCAGCCCGTCCCCCGGCGACACCTCGGACGCAACCACGGCATCGAACACCTCCGTCGCCTGTTCGCCGTCAATGCTTCCCAGCACCTTCTCGCGCGTGGCGAGTTCTGTTGCCTGCCCTGAATCAATTCCACCATCCTGCGCAATAATCAAAGTGACGACTTCGGAGACCTGCTCTTTCGATACGACATCCGACTCGAGGACTTCCACCACCGCCTCGAACTTCTCCGCGTCGAGTTCCGTCTCGAGGACGGCGGTGAATGTCTCAATCAAGACCTCGTCGGTCACCACCTCGTCGAAGATGGCATTGATGACCGTTCCGAACTCCTCCGCGTCCAGCTCGCCCTTGAGGATTTCCTCGGCCAACGCGACGGTCTCCGAGTCGGAAAGGTCGTCGTCGAACACCGCGTCGAACACGGCCACGAGCTCCTCACCCGACAGCTCGGCGTCGAGCAGTTCGCCCACCACGGCTCCCATTTCGTCGACGGACGCCTCCTCGCTGAACACGGCGTCCATCACGGCCTCGAGTTTCTCCTCGTCGAGATCCTTCGACAGAAGCG